CATGTCGTTGGCCGTGGCGACCTCGAATTCATAGATGGGGTCCATGGCGCTGATATAGTTCCCAGTCGGGTGCGCGTCAACGTCGAGGGGGCCCTGGACCCATTTCCACCGTGCTACCAGAAGCTGGTATGGGTTAGCGGTGGCGTCCTGGCTCACCACGGCGATCGGGGAATCCTCAACGAAATTAAAGGAACCCTGGCCTTGTATCCATCGGGTCTTCCAGGCCCAGATCCCCAGGTCTGCATCCTGGGTCAAGGTCACGGTGATGCTGTTCCCGGGTCCGGCGCTCTGGCTGAAGGTAGGAGCGATGACGAATCCCGGGCGGCTGACCGCGGCCTTGGCGATCGTGGTGTCGTTGATGTAGTCGCCATAGAGGGGGTTCAGGGTTCTGGCCATGGCGTCCTCACGGGAAGTGGGTTTGAGTGGGTGTCAGGGTGGCGACTTTCCGGTTGCCGGCGGCCCGCACCCGGTCCACCAGCAGGTTGATCTGGCTGTTCACGGCCTCTGAAATCTCGATCGGCAGGCGCACGATGAAACAATTCCAAGTCGAGGTCACCGCATAAACATGGGACGGGGAAAGGCGCAGGCCATCATTCATCCGGTGCTGATCGTTCAGGCGCAGGTTGATGGTGGCAAAGAAGCTCGCCGCGTCCAGCACCACCGTGCCGGTGATCCCGAGCAGCTGATCGATCAGCAGCCCCATGCCCATGTTGGTCGTGCCCGGGATCATCACGGCCTGGGGAATCCGCTGGGCATAGGAAGCGTCCGTTTCCCCTGCATTCCTGGGCACCTGGAGCATGCTGCCCCACCAGTCCAGGAAGGTCCCGGCCGCCCCGTCGTCCGGGTCTGCCTCGGGCGCAAAGGCCCAGTAGGCGGCCTGGGTGGTGTCCCAGGAGTCGGCCGCGATGGGATTGCCGGAGGCATCGTGGGAGGCGATCCGCCCCATGATTGCCCCCTCCTGAAGCTGCTGGATGGCATTGGCTACCTGGGCCTCATGCCCGGGAACGTCCCCGGTGGCCACCGGCAGGTCCACAACCGTGCCGATGTAGGATAGGCTCGCCCAGGCCGTACTCCCATCCCCAACCTTGAATTTCAGGGTGTCAGACTCGATCCCCAGGGTGTTCATGGCCAGCACAGGATTGTCCGTTGTCCACGCCGCCGCTGTTCGTGGGGTTCCCAGGGTGGCGATGGGATTGCCGGCGATCGCCGCGGCCATGAGGCGGATCCGGCCCATGCGGGGGCTCCCCTTCAGGGGCTCGGGGAGCGGCATGGTCGTCGCCATTCGCTGCTGCACTACGTCAATGCGGGCCATTCTTTGATTCTACCCTTCCGGGAGGTCCCTAATCCAATAATTGCATGGGGGCACCTTATGGAACTATTCAGCCACTCTGTCGGCGCCTCAGAATACACTCATCGCATGGCCTCCCCCGTCTGGAAATCCTACGCGGCCCGCCCTCTGGGGATCGGCGGGGCGGCTCAGTTCTGCGGTTGGGCACACCATGGGAGCGAAGACCCGGCCGACAAGGTCCTGGCCGTGGCCGCACTGGCGGCCCCGACGGGAGTTTCCTGGGGTGATCAGACCGCAGTCCAGGTGGACCTCCCGCTGGGGAAGAACGGATTGACCTTCCGCCAGGGCCTTGCCGCGGGGCCTCTCGTCGCCTCCTTCTTTGCCCAGACTGCTGCCGGCTGGCAGGCCGGACCCGCGGTGGCCCTGGACCTCGCGCCTACCTGGGTCGCCGAGTTCGATTCGCCGAAGCCATGGGCCATCGATACCCTCAAGGAGATCGAGGCCGATTCCCATCCCCTGGGCCTGGATACACGCCTGGAGGTGCGGGGCTCCTATCCCCGGGATGACATCCCCCTGCCCTGCCTCTCGGTCCAGTTCGAGGCCAGCCCCCAGGCCCAGAAGCTGCTCGGGAACCTCGCACAAAGCCTCGCGGTGCAAACAGAGGAGCAGCGGATTCCGTGGGACGTCAGCCTCACCATGCAGGTCTGGTGTGAGACTCCGGAGGATCGGGAGATGCTCGCACCCTGGTTTGGCTCGGCCATGCAGGTCCTGAGCTATCTGGCCCCATTCGGGAACCTGTCAGAGCCCGGCTACCAGTTCCAAGAGAGCGAAGATTTCTCCCGGCAGTTCATGGAAAAACCGATTTTTTTGATCACCGGCACCCTCACGGGCATCGTCTGGTCCAAGCTCACCCTCCCGGCCCGGAACTGGGTCGGCCACCTCACCGTCTAGGGGACCCCATGGACATGGTCGGCATCGTCCTTCCCAGCGGCCGGATCACGGACATCCCCGGGGTGTATCCGAACGGTGGACCGGGCGGGAGGGTCGCCATTCCCACCCCCTTCTCCATCGCCTTCGATCCTGACGTCACCCAGTTCGCCACTGCCTACATCATGGCGGTGGACGGGTCACAGGGATATGGGAACGTCATCGTGTCCGACTGGATCGCCAATTCAGACCAGCCGGTGTCCTGGTCCTGGCAGGTCACCAATGGGACCTTGAACAACTGCACCACTTCCATCCCCGGGGGGGGAGCGCCTTACACCAGCCAGCCCGTCACCATGGAGGACACGGGCAGCACCAACATCAGGGCCACCGGCCAGCTGACCATGCCGTGGGGCGGGGTGGGCCAGACCTTCACCGTGGCGATCACCGCGTCCAACGGCTCCACCTCGGAGACCATTTCCCAGGACATCCTGGTGGTGCAAGCGCCTTTCAACATCCAGGCCGACCCGACGGGGTCTTATTCCTTCGATGGGGACCAGCTACTGGATTCCGGGGGGAATCCGGTTGCCGACAATGCTATCGCCATCACCGTGCGGATCTTCCGCCGGCTCGGCATGACTGATCCTATCGACGTGACCATCAACCCCAATAGCGACAATCCCATGTTGTCTGGGAATGGGGATTCTGGTGACCTGGGCGGGGTTTCACTGGTCCAGTGGGGCTCCGCCACGCTGGCCGGAGCTCCGGATGAATTCACCCTCAACTATGTCTGCCCGACCGCGGCGGCTTTCACCCCGTTCAATGCTTCCCTTTTCGCCACCACGAATGTCTCCACGCCATCCGTGCCCGGGGAACCATCCATCTTTAACTGGTCCTCCAACTTCACCGGCTGGCAGCTTTCCTCCTAGGAGGCTCCCAGTATTCCTTCTCCCCCTTAACCCCTTCCCTCGGAGGCCCCCATGCCCCAGCAAGGAATTCTCGTGGATGGGACGCTCACGCTCATCCCTGGGGTTTATCCCCACGTCGATGTGTCCGCGATGACCCCGCCGGCCCTGGGAGTCACCGGAATCCTTGGGGTCATCGCACCCAGCGATGGCGGCCTCCCGGACACCATCTACACCTTCACCAACTACGACGATGCGGCCAAGATCATCCGCGGGGGCGGGCTCCTGTCCTACCTCCAGCGCATGTTCCAGCCCTCTGACGATCCCAACGTGAAGGGCTCCAGCTACGTGAAGTTCATCCGCGCCAACCCTTCGATCGCCGCCGCCACCCTCTCGGTGCCGACCACCAATTCCCACCCGGTGGCGGTCAAGGCGCTGGACGCCGGGGCCTGGACCAACGGCATCCGGATGACCATCACGGTCTCCAGCACCCCCTCCACTTTCGTGGTGGACCGGGCTTCCTCGCCGGTCTACTACTATCCCAAGACGGTGCTGGTGGAGGACATCCCGGACAACCTGAGCTACACCTACACCCTCCAGCATGGGATCAACGTCACCGCCCCGTCCGGAAGCGCCTTGAAGGTGGACTCCACCCTCGCGGAAGTCAGCCTCTCGAACAACGGCTCCCTGGTGGAGATGATCCCCTTCTCCCAGGTCCCCACCCTGGCGGATCTGGTGACCTGGATCGGCAACCACACCGGTTGGGCCGCGACCGTGGTCGGGCCGGCCTACCTGCCCACTTCGGCCCTCAGCGACAACACCTCGGCCCCGCCCACGGTGGCGAACCTCGCCATCTTTTACCCGGCGGAATCCGGCGCGCTGGCCTACCTGCTCCAGACCTCGAACCCGGTCATCACCGCGACCACCCCGGCGGTCTCCGATTCCCTCCCGGCCCTGCTCCAGACCTACCTCTCGGGCGGAGCCGGCAAGGGCTCGGACACCATCAGCACCGATCAAGTGACCGCGGCGCTGGCCATCGCGGCCACCACCCGCATGGACCTGCTCTGGGCCCAGACCTCGGATCCTGACTGCCAGCGGTTGATCGCGGACCACTGCGCCAACATGAGCACGGACATCGCCCGGAAGTTCCGGATCGGCGTCCTTGGGGTCAACTTCGACAATTCCAGCCCCTTCGATGGGGCGGTCTCCGGGGCCTCGGACAACGACAACGCCATCACCATCGCCGCGGCCACCGCCGCCAGCCTGGATGGCCCGGTCTGCCTCTGCTTCAACGGCACCACGGTCGCCAACCCGGTGACCGGCGTCCAGGAGAACCTGGGTGGCCTGGGCCTCGCCGCCCAGGTGGCCGGCATGAAGAGCGGGACCCCGGTGGGCATGCCACTCACGAACAAGACCGTGTTCTCCACCGGGACCGAGTTCGCCAACCTCACCGATGCCCAGAAGACCGCCATCCTCCAGCAGGGGATCCTGGCGGCCTTCTACGACGGGGACGAGGGCGACACCAAGATCCTCCAGGCCATCACCGTGGCCCAGTCCACCAACCCCATGCTGCGGAACCTGCACGGGGCCTACATCGTCCAGGAAATTGGGCGGGTGGAGATGCGGGTCCTGGCGAAGTATGTGGGGTTCCCGCTCGACATCGGCACCGGCAACCTGATCAAGATGGACACGGCCAAGATGCTGGATGCTTCCAAGCTGTCCGGCTCCAACCCGAACGGATTCTTGACCGAAGGGCGCAAGGCGGACGGCACCGTGGTCCCGGCCTGGGAGGGGCTCTCGGTCTCCGGGGACTCCACCACCGGCACCTGGACCATCCGCGTGATGCCGCATCCCATCGGGGAGACGGACTTCATCGTGGTCATCAACAAGCTCACCCCTGCCCCGATCGAACTGTGAGGTGACCCATGGCAGCCCTTGACCAAGCCCTTGTGATCGGCGGCCATACCGCCAAGATCCTCATCGATGGCCAGGACATCGGATTCTTCTTCGACCTGACGTTCTCCACGGAATACGGCCTCCAGGACGTCCCGGTCCTGGGCCAGACCACCGTGGTGGAGCACCAGCAGACGCGCTTCATCGTGTCCTGGGAGGCCCGGAAATACTTTATCCGGCAGGAGGTGATCAACCCCAGCCAGAGCACCGGGCTGCTCCCGATCAATGCCGCGGACGCCCTCCGGCGGGCCACCTTCGATCTGTCCATCCTGGATAACGTGTCCGGGCAGGTCATTCGGACCCTGGAATCCTGCACCCTGGCCAACGGCTCCGCCGGCTTCTCCGCCGGCCAGCTGGTGAGCCAACGGATTTCCGGCCGGGCCATCGACACCCGGACCAGCGGCCAATCCCACGGCTAAAGCCCAAAATGGGGTATTCTCGTAGCAGAGGTGCCCCATGGGACAATCCTTCTCTGAAGTTCTCACCCGAGCCGCGCAGTTAGGCGGCCCTGGTGCTGTCCGACCGGTGACCGACGCGGAACTGTTCAAAATTCCCCATTACGAGGAAGACTTCGGCTCTGACCGCTTCCCCGCCTTCAATGGAAAGGTGGTGCTCCGGTATCCCTCCTTTGGGGATGAGGTCGATATCGACCGGTTGGCGGTGGTGTTGGGCGGCACCAACACGGCCCGGATCCTGGCGGCTATCCAGGTCTGCCTGGAGAGCGCGCCGCCGATCTGGTGGCGGCCGAACGAGGAGAAGCGCGCCATCGAGCCGGCGGTGGACCGAATGCCCGACGGCCCGGGGTTGCTCGGGCTTTATTCGAGGTGGATCCGCTGGCGGGACACGTTTCGCTTCGAGCCTGCGGGATCTGGTGTTTCGGGAACCCAGTCGCAGGCAGCGACTCCTCTGGGCAGCGGCGAAGGCTCTTTCCCTTCCCCCGCTTGATCCGAGAGTCTCGGCCTTGGCGGAAGGCCAGCTTGAATGGGCCGTGCTCATGGGCGACCCTGGCCGGCGGCAGGAGATCGTCAAAGAGCAGGAGAGCCTCCGGGACCAGGAGGCCGTCGCCCTGTCAGAATGGATGCGGACGCATATGCGGGGGTGACCGGTGGATGGCTCGGATTTCGAGGACCTGCTCACGGGTGAATTGTCCGCCTCGGTCCGGTGGCAGAAGTCCATTCCCTGCCCCTGCACCGACGCCCGTGGCTACGCTGACCAGATCTGCCCGATCTGCTATGGCATTGGGATTTCCTATGGGGCGACCTCGCCGCCTTTCCGATGTGGCCTGATCGCCCAGAATGCCAAGGTCCGGGCAGCTTTGATGCAGACGATGGGCCCGGGTGGGGTGGGAGAAAGCGTCCTCGTGCTCCCCTACTCCGCCCCCTGCTACACAGAAATCCGGGACGGCGACCGGATCTGGGATGAGCGAGTGGCCGAACGCTACCGGGTGGTGCTCACGCCCGGGACCCAGATCACGTTGCCCTTCGGCTACCGGGGTCTGACCGCCCTGGTGCGGTCCTCCGACAAAACCAAACTGCTCCCGGTCGAGCCGCCGGTCCTCCAGGAGCTCAGGGTCGCCCAGGTCACGGTCCCGACCACCCTCTCCTTCTATGCCCCGCGGGGGTATACGGTGGTGGCGGATATGTCCCAGGTCAGGTCCTTCGGGGAGGGATTGCCCCGGAAGCTCTCCTTGTCCCTGCTGGACGCGTCCCTGCGCTCGCCAAGGGCGGCCCAGACCATTCGGAGGTAGACCATGCCCGTCTCAGAACCCCTCCGCCTGGGCGACAAGCTCCGCCAAGCCATGATCGAGGCCCAGCAGGTCCTGGAGAGCACCGACCTCCGGGGCAAGATCAAACTGGACATTCAGACGAGCGGAGCGCCCGTCGCCGAGGCGGAAGCGGCCATGGACCGGACCGAGGCCGCGGCCAAGAGCGCGGTGGAGGCCGGCGGGGGTGGCGGCGGAGGGGTTGGGGTGCTCGCCGAGGGGCCCCTGTCGCCCATGAACAAGATGGCCGACGCCATGGAAAAGCTGATCAAGGCCCTGGAGGGGGTTCCGGACGCTCTGGACCGCCCCGCCCGCCGCCGCAAGGCTGCCGCTGGGGAACCGCCCGCCGATGATTCCTCTCCCTACATGAACCCCTACCTGCTCACCGGGCTGGTGCAGAACCCTCTTGGAACCATGCGGGGGATGGGCACCAGCGCCCTCCTGGGCGGCTCCGGGATGGGGGTGAAACCTCCCGGGTGGCTCCAGGAGATGTTGGCCGGATCGTCCGGGGAGTTCAGTATCGGGAAGGCTTTGGGAGCCTCCACACTGGGCGGAGAGGCGGGGGCAGCTGCCTTCATGGCCCCGGCCCTGATCGGTGCTGCTGGGGTGGGGACCTTCGCCACCGCGGCCATGGGCACCTTCCACTTCGAGAATAAGATCGCCCAGGACCGGGCCCGGGATGCGGAGGCCCGGGTGAACGACTTCCGATTCGGGAACGCGGCCGGGTTCAACTGGCGGGGTGCCACCTGGGGTGGAGGCGGCTTCCAGTCCCGCAGCGACATCGACGTAGGTGATATCCGGGAACTGGTCCAAGGGGCCGGGGTGGGCTTCCAGGGGCTATACAACCGAGGCCGGTGGCAGATGATGGGGGGAAGCGACTCAGGGGCACAGGGGGGCCTCCAGAGCGCAGTGAATACCGCCCTGAACATCGGTTTGGGCCCCGGACAGGTAGGCGGGATCCTGGGGGCGGCCACCCGGGCCGGGACCATCGACATGAACGCCGAGGGTGGTATCCAGCAGATGCTCCGGTTCCTGGGCCTGATCGAGACCTGGACGGCCAAATCGGCGGCCTATGGCCTTTCCACCTCCGAGGCAATGTCGGCCATGGCCATGGACTCCAGGGCGCAGGCTGCCAGCGCCCACGGGATGGTCACCGCCCAGGCGGAACGGACAATGCTCTCCATGCGGTCCAATATCATGGCTGGGATGCCGGCAGGAATGGAACGGGTGGGAACGGACATGGCCCTCAATGCCTTGGGCACTCCCTCCGGCTCGGACACCCAGACCGTGCTGGAAATGAACACCTACCTGAAGGGCGACCGGCTCACCACCGAAGGGGAAGCCTGGGCCAACGAGGCGCTGGGGGAGGACGTTGTCAAGCAGATGCGGGCCCAGTATGGGGCGGCGGCAGACACCTTCATCGCCCACGCGGCGGTCCAGACCCGGCTCGGGGGGATGCGCGGCAAGGCGGCGGCGGCCCGGCAGATGCAGGCCGGGGGGGCCAGCGCCATGCAGGCGGCCATGGTCCTGTTCGGAGGCGACACGGCCGGCGCGGCGGTGGCCATGGGGGCCCTCCAGCGGGGGGACATCTTCCGGGACACCGCGGGGAACCGGGAGGGCGGCGTCCAGGGGCGTGGGATTGGCGATTTACGCACCATCGAAGCCGGCGGCGGAGCGGCAGCCCCCGACGGAATGCAGGCGGAGATCGCCCTGCGCCGGACTGCTGACGTCATGACTGCGGCCAGCGGGGCTACTGCCAATTTCGCCACCGATATTGCCGAGGCCGATAACGCCCTGAAGAATTTCAATCGGACGCTGATCCATGGTTTGGGCGGCCAGATGTCACTTGACCATGACGGTCCGGTCCTACCGCCTTAAAGTAGGGCTTAGAGCGCCACCCAGGCCACCCGGACGAACCAGCCGATGACCACGCCGGCCCCGCCCCAGAACCACTTCTTCGCCTTCTCGCCGTGGATCTGACTCGCCTGGGCCTGGACGACCGTCTTTTCATCCGCCACGGCCCCCTGGAGGGCGGCGACCTGCTCCTCGCACTTCTGCTCCGCCTGGGCCCGGGCCGTGTTCTCCTGGCGCAGGGTATTCCCTTCCTGGGCTTGCGCCTCGTTGGCCGCCTTCAGCTGGACGGTTTCGGCCGCCATGATGGTGTTCTGGTCGGTAAGGTCCTGGATCTTCTCCACCGCCGCCGGGTAGGCTTGGCCGTCCTGGATCAAAGCCATCATCGAGCGGGCATCCCCGATCCCGAACCCGAGTCCTCCGTTCTGGAGGGGGTCCGCGGCGAACCCGGCCTGCTTGTAGTCGGCTATCAGCCCCACCTGATCCGCCGGCAGGCTGGCGACGTCCACGGCCGGCTTGGTCGCCGGCAGCTTGGCCAGCTTGGCCTGGGCCGCCGCGACCTGCTTGTCCAGGGCGGCTGCCTGATTGGTGGCGGCCACCGCCTTTTCCTGCCATTCGTTCGCCTTGTCCGCAAGGGCGTCCGCCTGGGCCTTCAGGGTGTCCCGCTCCTTGGCGAGCTCCGCCGCCTGGGCTTCGGCTGCGGCCTCCTTCTGCTGGGCTTCCTGGATGACCTTGGCGTCCGAAGCCTGGGTCAGGCTGATGCAGGCGTAGCTGACCCCGGCCACCACGGCCAGGGCGATGAGGACTTTCATGAGGGTGGTCATCGTTTTGCCCTTCCTTGGATGGTGGTTCGGTTCTCTGCATTATGGACAAGGTAGCTGCGGGTCTGGGCGGCATTGGCCGTCCCGGTGATGCGGGGGAGCGCCTGGAGCCACGCCGCGGCCCCTGGGAGGCCCATGGAGGCCGCGAGTCGCTGTGCCCTGAGCACCGACCCCAGGCCGGCGTTGTAGGCTCCCAGGGCCGGGTCCAGGCCCTTGGTCCGGGCCTCGATCCAATTCATGTAGCGGTTCTGGGTCGGGATGAAGGCGTTCGGATCCTGGGGGCTGGCGGTGGGCGGCTTGGCCCATTCCTTCCAGGTCGCCGGTTCGAACTGGGCCGGCCCCAGTGCCCCGGTTGGACTGTGGGCGGTGAGGTCGAAGCGGCTTTCCGCCTGGACCTGGGCGGCCCGGTCGATCCACCGGGCCCCGTCCACCGCCTGGAAGATGGCCTGCCACGGCACCACCTCTCCCGGGGCCGGCTTGGTGGGCGCGCCCCAGGCCACCTGGGCGAGGATCACGGCCGCGCTCATGATGGTCGCCGCCAGGAGGAAGCGCATTTCTCCCCTCACCGGAGGATCGCTCCGAGCAGGCCCAGGACGAAGGCCAGGAGCAGGGAGGCCAGGATCAGGCCCCCGTTTCCGGTCTTCCTGGCCTTGACCTCGGGAGAATCATCCGGATCCCAGGTCATCAAGGTCCGGCCGGCCTCGGAATGGCTGAAGGCGTGGAACACCACCAGCGCGCCCCCGACTGCCAGCAGCGTCACCGGGCAGGCCAGGACCAGCCGGCCCAGGGCCAGCCGGGCCAGGAGGATGATGTCCCAGGCTGGATGCTCGGCGGCCACCACCTGGGTGGCGGCAATCATGGCCAGGATCAGGACGGCTCCCACTACCAGGAAGGAGAGGTAGAGGACCAAGCTGATGACCCGGCGGCGGTCTGGCTTCTCCAAGTGGAAAGGCGGGGTGAATAAGTTCCTGATAGGACTCAACATGGGGCCTCCATTCACTCTGTCCTGAAACGGAAGAATTTCCACTTGCGGCGGAATGATCTAAGGGTAACATGGAATTACTCGCAAAGGAGGCGAACATGCCCGAAAAAGGGCCGACATCGGCCCCTCTTCTCTCCGTGGAGAAACTCCACCTCGCCCTGCTGGACCGGCACGCAGCGGCCAAGTTATTCCCTGACCGGGACAAATACGTGGGGGCCAGCGAAGTTGGCTCCTGCCTTCGCTACGTCGCGTGGCGCAAACTGCACCCAGAGCACCAGTTCGACGCCAAGGCCGCGGGCCGGATGCGGGCCGGGCAGGTCCTGGAGAACGAGTTCGTCCAGCTGGTCCGGATGGTGCTCGGCGGGCTGGTCCGGGAGACCGGCCAGTTCCAGGCCGAGCAGACGGTCGAGGACGCCCCCCTCCGGTGCCACCCTGACGGTCGGCTCATGCGGGAGGCGTTCGCCCAGGTCCTGGCCTCCGGGCTCCGGATCGTGGTCCTGAAGCGGGACGGCACCCGGGCCTACATCGATGACCTGCCGCCCGGCGACGGGGTCCTGGAGATCAAGACGGGCTCCGCCTGGGTGGTCAAGTCCTTGTCCAAGTCCGGGCTCTCCCCGCAGTATCACGCCCAGACCCAGGTGGAGCTTGGCTCCAGCAATGCTCTCTGGGGCATCCTGCTCATGGGCTCCCGGGACAATCTCGCCGACATGGAGGTGGTCTTCCTGGAGTTTGATCCGGAGGAATACGCCGGCATGAAGGCCCGGGCCCGCATCATCATGGACACCGTGGACAAGATCAGGGAGGGGATCCTGGATCCTGTCCTGGGCCTCCCGGAGCCGGAGGTGGAGCGGGGCTGGTGCTCGTCCTGCCCCTGCGCGGATTCCTGCCCGGCCATCATCGAGCAGCAGGCCAAGGCCGGCACCAAGAACCTCATCCCCCCGGACCAGATCGCCGAGTTCGAGGCCATGGTCGAGGAATACCTCGAGACCCAGCCGGCGGCTGACCGCTACGCGGACGTCAAGGACCTGCTCAAGAAGCGGGCTGAGGCGCTGGAACTGGCCGCGGCGGCCCTGCCGTCCGGAACCCTGATCAAACTCTCCCCCCGCAAGGGCCGGACGACCTACGACGCCGCGGTGCTGAAGAAGTGGCCCGAAGTGGAGAAGGCCGCCCGCCGGCAGGGGGATCCCTACAACATTCTCAACGTGGAGCCGCCCAAATGAGCGCACCTACCGCGAAGGTGGAAACCTTCAACCCGAACAAACCGGCCGCTTCGGTCGGCGAAATCAGGCGCTTCCTCACCGCCAACGCCAACGCGATCAAGCGGGTGGCCCCCCAGGCCATGAACCCCTTGCGGATGGTCGCAATCCTGGGCGCGGCCATGTCCAGGAACCCCCTCCTGGTCAAATGCACTCCGATGAGCTTGCTCCGCTGCCTCACCCAGGGGGCCGAGCTCGGGCTGGAGGTGGCCGGCGGCCTCCAGGAGTTCCATCCGGTCCCCTATTGGAACAGCGACCTCGGGGCCTACGAGGCCCAGGGCCTGCCCGGCTATCCCGGGCTGATCAAGCTGGTGCTCCAGACGGGGTCCGTGGCCCGGATCTATGCCCAGGCGGTCTACGAGGGCGACACCTTCGACTTCGCCCTGGGGGACAAACCCTTCCTGATCCACAAGCCAGCCCTGGAAAACCTGGGCATGGTCATGGAGGACGAGAAGATCAGGGCCTTCTACGCGGTCGCCTTCTTCAAGGACGGGGGAGCCCAGTTCGAGGTGATGGGCAAGCCGGCCGTGGACGCCCTGAAGAAGCGGGCCCTGGAGAAGAAGAAGAACACCGAGCATTCCCCCTGGAACACGGACTACGTGGAAATGGGCCGGAAGACCCTGATCCGCCGGATCTCCAAGGTTTTGCCCAAGACCCCGGCCCTGGCCCGGGCTCTGGACCTCCAGGCCCAGGCCGAATCCGGCGAGTTCGTGACCGAAGACATCCTGGCTCAGATGCCCGAGACCTCCGATATTGAAGGCCAGAAATTGCCAACCGAAGGTGAGGCTGGGGCTACGGTCCAGGGCGGAGAAGCCAAGCCGGTTCCCTTGGCCATGGGCCCCCCCCTCTCGGAGAAGCAGATCAATGCGGCCAGGACCGCCGCGGCCAGGGTGAAGCTGGATCAGGCCGGCGCGGAGCGGGTCATCGCCCGGGTCTCCAACGCCCCCAAGGCCGAGACCAAGGCGTTCATGGACGTCATCTTCTCCCGGGACGATGCCAAGCTGACCGCCCTGTTCCAGAACCACCCGGACTATCCGGCCCCCATCCAGGCCCCCCAGGCCCAGGAACCCGCGGCCCAGGCTGAAGGCGAACCCCCGCCGCCGCCCCCGGGCGACCCCGCCCCGCCGCCCACCGCCGGGTGATCCATGTCTCCCCGCACTCCCGTTGGACGCCGCCGGCTTTCGATCCTCAAGGCGATGGCGGCGTCCAAACTCGGCTTGACCGTCCCAGGGCTCTCCGAGCGCCTGGGCTTCTGCACCCGGACCGTCCGGGACCATCTCTTGCGGCTTGAGGCGCTGGGGATGGTGACCCGGCTCAACTATCGCCGCTGGCAGGTCGCCTCCGGCGTCAACCTTGCGCGCCTCGATGGGACGCGCCTCGACCCAGGAGGGTCTCATGATGCTCATCGGTAGTCGCTGGGGGGTGGCCTTCGGGGCCTTCACCCTTGGGCGAGCCCTGAAATCGGACGACCTGGAGGAGGCCGTGAAGGGCTCCTTCGGGGCCCACTCCATTCCCACCCACCCGGACAAGGAGATGAAGATCTCCGCCCCCTGCGGGTTCTACGATCCCAGCACCGCCCCGACCTTCTACAGCTTCCTGGACGGCCGCGGGACCACCTGGGTCGGCTTCGGGATCCGGCAGGTCGCCAACAACCCCAACCCCGCCATCGTGGAGGCCCTCTTCCGCGACCGGGCCAAGGAGCAGTTCGGGGAAACGTGGCACCTCCAGAAAAAGAAGCGCCTAAACGGGCTCCGGAAGGCGGTCAAGAACGAACTGGCGGACCGCACCCCCTTCCGCCTGACGGAGTTCGGGGCCCTCTTTGTGTGCTTGGGGTCCGGCGAATGCATCTCCTGCGGGGCCGCCGGCATCCTGGTCGCCAAGGACCTCTGCGGCCGGATCGACGCCCTCACCCGGGTGGCCTTCACCCGGACCGACCCGGCGGTGGGCGGCCAGTTGCTCGCCCTGCTCCGCCGGCAGGAGGACTCCATCACCCCCTGGCCCACTGGGACCGCCTCCCTGCGGCGGAAGCGCCAGAAGCAGATCGAGTCCTGCTCGGTCAAGATGCTCAACTGGTCCCAGGCTTCCCAGGACGCCCAGGACCTGCTCGGCACCGGCTGGAAGCCCTGCAAGATCGAGCTCCAGTTCGGGGAGTCCGCCGGGAAGAAAGTCTGTGAGAAGGTCTCGGTCGGGCTCACCGGGCGGATCGAATCCGCCGGCTGGGGGGACAAAATCTACGACGCCGATCCCTCGGTGAAGATCGAGGCCCGGCTGGCCCGCCTGCTGGACATGGACGCCCAGGTCCGGGCTCTTCTCGTCCCGGCTGGTGTTTCTCCCTTGCCGATGGAAGCCTGACCCTCTATACTGGGCTTGGATCCGGCGTGGCACCCGTGGTCTCCTTTGCAGGTAGCCCGGAGCAATCCGGGCTATTTGTTTGTCCGGAAACAAACTTACATAAATCGAAGAAAGGACTTGCGCCCGTTTCGGGAGAATCTTACACTTGTGGTAGCAAAGGAAGCCGCCATGATCCCCTTCGACCTCAGCCACCTCCCGGAAAACGGCACCATCCTTTCCACCGGGTTCGTCGGGCTGGGCCAAGTGGTTCATGATTCAGGCGGTTACTACTTCCTCCCCTACAACCAGGGCGGCGAACCCTCCCCCCGCACCACCACCCCAGAATCCTGCATCCCCATCTGGGTTCTCAACGCGGCGGGCTGGATGTCCAGCACCATGGAATGGTGCCACCTTCGCTCGACCCGCCTTTCCCTCCACCTCAGCACCGTCTAGGAGAGCGCCATGACCTCCACCGAGAAGATGTTCCGCGAAGCCTGCCGCTACGGCTGCACCTTCCGGGTTTCCACCCCTGGGATCTGCTTCATCCTCCGAAATACCAAGACTCGGCGCGCCGTGGTGGTGGAGTCCCTGGCCGCGCGCTACAGCCTGCTCGACTCCGAGAAGGATTCCGCCCTGTTCGCCCTGGCCGGTGGCCAGGACATGACCCGCTGGGGGTTGGCGAACGCGGTCACCCAGATCGCCAACACCTCCGAGTCCTACGACCGCTCCGCGGAGCTCATGGAGCTCGGTGGCCGGCTCATGACCATGCCGGCGGCGTCCTACAACGCCCTGGCCTCCATGCCCAAGAAGACCGAGATCCTGGAAGGCGAGCTCGTCCATGTCTAGCAGCCGGCCCCCGGTCCGGTGGGAGGGGGGCGACCCTCCCCCCTCTCATTTGACACGCACCCAGGTGGCCCGCCTCTGCGACGTCACTCCCTCCTCGGTCTACCAGTGGCATCTGCCCGTGGTCGAAATTCTGGGCACCTCCATGGTCGCCGTTTCCATCCTGGTCGAGAGAGGTATCCTTGACCTCGGATAACCCTTAACCTCTAGCAAAGGACACACGCCATGAACCTCCCCGCAAAAAAGGATTTCGAAATCACGGCCTCTCTTAATCTGCTCTTGCGCCCGTCCGCCAAATATCCGGAAGTGATCGTGGGCGAGGTCTTCTTTTCCTGCCCCTCGCTTGGGATGGGGATCGGCCTCCAGGTCAGGCTCAACAAAGCGGCCGTCATGGGGGCGGAGAGCCCCTTGGATGTGGCCGCCAAGGAAGGCTGTCACGCCATCCAGCACTATTTGCACGACGCCTCCGTGGTCTTTCATGAAAGGCTCCATGCCCAGCAGGCCGCGCCCGTGGAGCCGCCCCATGTGCCCCCTTCACCACCCGTGACCGCCTTCAAGGCTGACTCGGCCCTGATCCAAGAGAACCAGAGCCTCAAGAATGAGCTTGTCGCCCTCCAGGCCAAATATGACCAGAGGGAAGCGGCGGGCTGGGGGATCTCCGGTGTCTAGCACCCAGGTTCCTCTCACGATGCGCCTAGGGTTTCTGCGGGATGCGGCTGAGGAGGCCGGGGCACTGATCTCGGTCAGCCGGGCAGAGGCTGATGCGTGGCGGAAGGAATGGCGGCACATCCTGCGCCGGTTCTGCCCGGTGGGGATCCATCCACGCTCCGCCGCGAGCCCCAGGACCGTCCACACGTGCCGTGCCCGCACCCTGCCGCTGGCCATGTCCCTTCCGGGCACCTGGGTGCGGTTCCGCCCCCACACGGGCCATCATGCCACTTACCACCTCTACCAGATCCTGGTAGTGGTCCCTCCCGGGGTGCCTCTTAATGCGCTGCTGACCCCAGAGCAGCTGGCCCAGGTGGAGCGCCACGTCATTTTGGTGGCCTCCACCCGTTACGTCCGGGTCCTGGTGATCCAGGCGGGGGCGCGCCGGGCTTCAGGCCGTCTGCGCTCGGTGCTGGCTGGCGAATTGGCCGCACGGGCCCAGATCATCCCACCTCCCTCCATCTCGGACACCGGCCGGCTGCCGGATCCTTTGCCCCCTGGATCACCGGTATCTTGGTGCTGGCATTCCTGCCACGGGGAGGCGACCCAGCACGGGATCGTGGCCGGCTATGTGCCCGCGGACCGCTCGATACTGGACGTTCTCCCGGGCTTCCAATTGCCCTGGGGTCTGAAGTTGGTCTCAAACCAGGACCGCTACATCGTGAAAGTGAAAGGGAGGAAGCCTTTCCTCAGCCCAGCGGCCCATCTGGTGGAACGGGCTTTTCTGGAGGAGGCTGCATCATGACCCACACCTACCTTTGGGAGTGGAACAAGGCCCGGTATCCCCGCACCTATCTCTGGGGCGGCCAGCTTGAGGCCAGCGTCCAGGTGGACATTGTGGACGCCCTGAAAACTTCCCGAATCGACGTTAGGGTGGTGGATAGCGGGTCCAAGGGGCTCCGCGGCAAGCTGGCCCGGGTCTGCATGGCGCTCGGGCTCTCCGCCGGAACGGCCACCGCCATCATGAACGCCCTTAGATCGGTGGGCGGCGCGGCTGACGCCGGTTACTCCGACCTCTCCGGGGCTCTGGCCCCGAATGGCCGGGCCTTCTTCATCGAGGTCAAGCATCCGGCCCGGCTGGATCCGGTCTCCGGTCGCCAGCTACGTCCCGCCGGCAAGCCTGCCCCGGAGCAGCTTGATTTCCTGGATAAGCGGGCCGCGGAGGGATGCATCGTCGGGGTGGCATGGTCCATCAACGATGCCTTCGAGATCCTGGGCCAGGAGAACGTGATCGCCCATCAGCGTGTGGTCCGCAGCCTTTAATACCGGCTTGAAATTGTCCCCTTAGAAGGTTAAAATGTAACCATCCCCGCAAAGGAGCCATGCCATGGGTTTCGAGAACGAGCCACCTTTCACCCACATGGGACGCCTGGGCATCCTGATCATGTGTTGTGCCGTGATTGCCGGCGGGGTTTTTTATGCCTGCGCGGTCCGGTCTGCCATCGACCATGCGGCTTTGGCCTGGAATGCCAGACATCACCAAAGGGTATCTGTGCCCCGATAATTCTGGAGACCGGAACCTTAAAACCCAGCACTGATGCTGGTCTTGTCCATCTGCGCCACCATTGAAAGGAGCCGAGATGAAGCGATACACCCCTGACGAACTCAAGGCCGTCCTGGACGCCCACAAGAAGTGGACCCTGGACCAGAAAGGCGGAAGCCGGGCCGACCTGAGCGGGGCCAACCTGAGCGGGGCCAACCTGAGCGGGGCCAACCTGAGCCGGGCCGACCTGAGCGGGGCCTACCTGGGCGGGGCCTACCTGGGCGGGGCCTACCTGGGCGGGGCCGACCTGAGCGGGGCCTACCTGGGCGGGGCCTACCTGGGCGGGGCCGACCTGAGCGGGGCCAACCTGAGCCGGGTCGACCTGAGCGGGGCCAACCTGAGCCGGGTCGACCTGAGCGGGGCCAACCTGAGCCGGGCCAACCTGAGCGGGGCCAACCTGAGCCGGGCCAACCTGAGCGGGGCCAACCTGAGCGGGGTCGACCTGAGCCGGGCCAACCTGAGCGGGGCCAACCTGAGCGGGGTCGACCTGAGCGGGACCGACCTGAAAATCCACGCCCTGGAAGTGTTCACAGGACTCTACCCCTACCAGTGCTGGGCGTTCGTGACGGACCAGGGCGTTCCCTGGGTTCGCATGGGCTGTCTCTGGAAGACGGTCGAGGAGTGGGACCAGATCGGGATCCGCAAGAGCAATGTCATCGAATTCCCGGACGATGGCTCAGAGAAGTGTGAGCGCCGGGTGCGGGCATTTGAATTCACCCGCACCGCTGCCCTGGCCATGGCCGAGAAGTTCCGCGCCGAGAATCCCACCCAAGCCATGGCCTGAGCCTGTCCAAATTCACGAACCATCCAAGGGCCACCCGATGAACTATGACCTCCCGATCTTCCAGCCCACGCCCCCCCGGCTTTCCGGGATCTCCTGCTCTCGCTGGTCGAACCCCTCACCGCCCAGGCCACGGCTTGAGCCTGTCCAGGAGCCGAACCATGACCAAAGACGAATGGATTAAACGATGCATCGACCGGCTCCAGCTTCGCTCAGGGATGACCTACGACGAAGCCCGGCCCATTGCTGAATCACTGTATGAATGGGACGGGATCGGGATGGAGGCCAGTCCCAGCGACCTCTACACCCCGGAAGAAATGGCCGATTCGGGACTCGAAGAATGGCCCGCGAACTCTGACCTGTAGCACCTGTCCATAATCGCCCCGAGCCGAAAGGAGCACAATGAGCCGCCGAAGCATGCATGCCGCCTGGACGACGGGAGCACTGGCCCTCCTGGCGGGCTGTGCTGGTTCCTCGCCCCCTGCGCCGAGTCCCCCTCCCGGGCCGCGGCCCTACCTCCTCATTATGGCGGGCCAATCCCAGATTTGCGGCCGAGCCTCCAACGTCGAATTGGCGCTCGCCTTCCCCGCCATCGCGGCCCATGCCTTCACCACGCAGATCTGGGTGGACAACATCACGGAGTTGGGGGGGTGCGATTCGGAAACGCCCTTCCTTGACCCGTCGCCCTACACCGGACACTGGGAAACCCTGACGCTGGGGGTGCAGCAATCCCTCCAGTGCGATGCGGGGAGCCATGGCCCCGAGATTGACCTCGCCTACCGGTTCGAGACCGAGCACCCGGGGGAACCTCTTTATATTGTGAAATTCAGTTATGGCGGTATCCCTTTGGCCGCCAATCCGGACCGAGGCATGGACTGGTGTCCTGCCAGCGATCACAGGATGTATTGGGCATTCACTAAATACGTGCTGCCTGGGGCGTTCTTTTCGCCGGAATTGAGCCATGGCTATCTGCCCCTCGGGTTTCTCTGGGCACAGGGAGATTCGGACGGCATCGGCACCCATCCGGAAATGACCACCAACCATCAATATGGGGAAAACCTGACCGCCTTCTTTGCTGGGCTAGAAGCTAGGTTCCCTGCCCTGGCCCGGTTCCCCAAGGTCATCATCCCTTGCCAGACCTTGGACGAGACTGACGCTACCCTGACCACCCCGCCCAGCGAGCCTTCGCCCGACTATCCCTACATCGCCACCCGGGTCATCCCTGACCAGCAAGCCTTCTGCGCGAACCCTGAGAACCATGCGATCCTGCTGGACCCGAACCAGTGGCCCATCATCGGTCCCACCTTTTTAAATCCTCACTACGACTCGGCGGGGCTGGAGATGCTCGCCGCCGCATTCCCCCTTGAGAGGTGACCCATGGGCCAAGCCAAACGCCGCGGCAACATGTCTGAGCGGGTAGAACTCGCCTTCGCCTGGGAGGAAGCCTACGACGAGAAATGGGAGCGGGAGCGCCCCCTCTGGGCGGCCGAGATATCCCGCCGGCAGGCCGCCGCCGCGCAGCACCGGGTGGTCCACTCCCCCCATCTGGGCCGGATTGCCCTGGTCCTGGCCGGCCTGTTGGGGCGGTAGGTGCGCTGCCTCCGTTGCCACCGCCGGTTGGCCACCCAGGATTCCATCCTTCGGGGCTACGGGCCGACCTGTTGGGCACGGGTAGAGGCGGAGATCAATGCGGCCCACGCCCTCTTTGCCGGCTGGGAAACTTACGAATCTGAAGGAGCACCCAATGCCAACCCGAAAACGCGGCCGACCCCTGGAGTGGCCTAAAGCCTGGAGGGAATTCGCCGAGAAGCTGGGCGGCGTTCGGGCACTGTCCGAAGGGATGGGCTATCGAGGCCACAACACCCTGGCTAACAAGGTTTACGGCCGCTCGCCCTGGTCCAAAGGGGACCGGCTCTTGCTCTCTGTACTGGCGAAAGAGGCCGGGTTTGATTTCTCCCGCTTATTCCCAAACAAAAAAGTTGAATCACGCGGGATGCTGAGGTAGCCTATGACTCCGCGACCAGGGTGCGCCTGGATCTATGCTATCTTCACCCCCAACCCCATTCCCCTTGCCGGGCGGTCCGAAAGGCGACCCGGGCGCACCAAGAGGGAATGGGGCCTTCCCTTTGGACTGCATTCATGGCCGTAAACCCGGTAGCAGTCGTTGGTCTTTCCCCCTGGGAGATTCTTGGTCTCCATCGGGGCGCGGCCCCCGAGGAGATTCGGGGGGCGATGCGCCTTCTTGCCAAGGTCATCCACCCCGACGTCCTCCCACGGGGGAAGGCCCTTTTCCAGGTGGTCCAGGCAGCGGCTGCCGCCTGTGCCAATGGGGGCAGGTGGCCGCCCGACGCCCTGGACAAGTTTGATGGGTTTGAACGCAAGACGCCTCAGCCCGCCCAGCCGACCAATGGCAAGCACCCATGGCAGTCATCCTGGCGATCGACTAAAAAGGGGAATTTCGCGCGAAGCGTGGGCCCCCAAACCTGGATCAACGTCTACTTCGCCAAGGACGGATCCGGGTGGAGGTTTCTCACTCCCGATGGGAAGGGTGGGACCTATTTCGACAACGAGACATTCCCTACCGCCCTGGAAGCTCAGGAAGCGGCCGATGCCAAATGGGGAGGATTCTGATGGCACGTATCAGAACGGTTAAGCCGGAATTCTGGGGGCACCCTATCCTCGCCCGATTATCTGACTGCACCCGGCTCATGGCACTGGCCCTGCTCAACATGGCCGATGATGAAGGGTATTTTCTGGCCGATCCCGCCCTGGTCAGAAATTTCGCCCGACCCTTCGATGAGGACTCCCGTAATACTACGGTAGCGATCCGGGAGCTTTCCAACGTGGGGTGGATTGAGGTCCGTTCCCACCCCTCCCATGGCCTCATCGCATGGGTGGTGAACTTCGCCAAGCATCAAGTGGTGAACCACCCAAGTCCCAGTAAACTCAAGACATACTTTTCCGGTAGCGTTCCGGTAATGCTCCCGGAAGGTTCCGGTAACGTTACTACCGGGAACAGGGAACAGGGAACAGGGATCAGGGAGCAGGGATCAGGGAGCAGGGATCAGGGAGTTCAAGCTCCTTCGGAGCTTCCTCCGAGCTCGCAAGGCTCACTCGGAGGCCCTCCCGGGAAGAAGGGAGTGGACAAGCCTGGGAAGCTGGACGACTCCAAGATCCTGGTCTCGGTAGAATGCGTCGGGACTGGCCCTCATCTCTGGCCCTTGTCCCAGGCCAGGATGGACGAGTGGGTGACCGCCTTCCCCGGCATCGACGTTCCGGCCAAGGTTCGAGCAGCCATCGTCTGGCTTCGGTCCAACCCTAAGAAACGGAAAACCTTCAACGGAATGCCCAATTTCTTCGCCTCCTGGCTCATCCGGGAGCAGAATCGCAGCCGTCCCCCTGCACAAGGAGCCTCCAATGGAACCCCATCCCATCGATCTTCCGACCTCCAGAGTTCTGCCGAACTTGCCCGCGAGCACGAAGCTCGGGTTGCCGCCACCTCCCCCTCCGGAATTGACCCTCTCGCTGGATTCATGGGTGCTGGCCCGGTTGTTGGAGATCGGGCTGGGGGAGGGTGAGGCGGAAGCCAGCCTGGAAATGATTCCCCAGGGCATCCGCCGGGCGCTCCCACCCATTGTGATCGAGCGGATGGCTGCCGGGCAGCTTCCGGCCACTGGCTTTGGGTTGGGGGGAGAGATCGGGTGGGGGAAGACCTTCACCCTGGCGGCCCTAATTCGGGCAAGCCTCCTGAAAGTCGCGGAGTTCCGGCGGGAAACTGTGGACCACGTCAGCACCGTTGCCTGGGCTTGTTGGCCGGTGGACAAAGCCGTTCGTGGCACCCTTGACCAGTCCCGGGAGCGACTGGAGCATCTGGCCAATGCCCCTCTGTTGGTGCTTGACGACCTGGGGCGGGAGCGGCTGAAGGGGTCCTACGGGGATGATTGGTCCCGTTCCTGCCTGGACGTGATCGTCACCCAGCGGTGCCGCCGCCGGCTGCCCATCCTCTGGACCACCAACTGTTCGTTCCAGGAGCTATTGGGGATTTACGGTCCTGGGCTGGTCTCCCGGCTCTCAGAGATCAATCCTTTCCTCCGGCTGGAAGGTCTCCGCAACCTGCGGAGGGTGTGATGGCCGAGCTCCCGGTCGATCTTGACGCCGAACGAACCCTGCTTGGATCCGTCTGGTCCGGCCTCGCCATCCGCGATCCGGAGAGTCGGACCATCCTTTGGGACCTGCCCCCGGTCGCATTCTTCGTCACCGACCACCGGGCGCTCTGGGAGGGAATGCGGGCCTTGGCCAAGGAGTCCCAGGAGATCCCCTCCGAGCAGGCTCTGGCCTGGAAGGTCAGCAAGGGGACCTCAACTCCCCAAACCCTCTCCACGATCCTCGAAATCCTACGCCATGGTGCGGATGCACTACCCTCTCCCCTTTCGAGCCGTGTGCGCGAACTGTGGCGCAGGAGGGTGGCAATTTCGGCCTGCCGCACGGTCGAGGATGCCGCCGAAGACTTGTCCATGCCCTTCCCGGAGGTGGCCGCCAGCGCCAACGCGGCCTTCCTGGAGGTCGCCAAGGGGGACACGGCCGCCAACCGGTCCTGGTGGAGCTCGGAGATGGTGGAGCGGCTCCAGGAGAACCGCCCCTTCCGGGAGGGGGCGGCCGGGGCTCAGTTGCTCTGGTTCGGGATTGGTTGGCTGGATGACATGCTGGTCTCCGGGCCCGGGAACATCACCGTGCTGGGCGGCCGGCCCGGGTGCGCCAAGTCCGGGCTCGGGCTTCAGGCCAGGAACGTCAGCGCCTCCAGGGGGATCGTGAGCGGGTTCTATTCCCTCGAGCTCTCGAAGGAGGAGGTGGAGGCCCGGGACGCCGCTTGGTGGCTTTCGGATCCAGCCCACGGGCTGGTCTATGGCTACAAGGCCCTGCTGCGGGAGAAATACGACGCCTCCGCGGCCATGGCCACCCTCATGGACCGGGCACCCTTCCTGCAAAACGCCCGGGGCTGGACCCATCCGGCCAACGTGGAAGTGGGGGCCTTGATCGCCGCGATCTCCGAGGACGTTCACGCCTACGGCCTCAAACTGGCGGTAATTGATTATTTCCAATACATCCGGCCGGTCCGGCAGAAAGGGGACACCCTGGCCAGCGCCTACGCAGCGAACTCTGGGGCGCTCAAGCAAGCCGCCCAGGACCTGGGGATCCACATCCTGCTCCTGTCCCAGCTGAACATCCGGGACGACGGGGCCCGCCCAGGCATGGGCGATCTGAAGGAGACCGGGCAGTTGGAGCAGGACGCCGCGGCTGTGCCGATGCTCTACAAGGACAAGGACGGCAATCTTTGCATGACCGTCCCGAAGAACCGGGACGGGAAAACCGAGATTTCCAAGCAGTTGGACGTGGTCTGGCCCTGCCTCCGGATCACCGCCCCCTACCGGGAGACCGAGCAGGCTGCGTTCTTTTAATTTTCAGGAGGCTTGTTGCGATACCATGGGGAGGAATCCTCCGAGGTCCTCATGTCCAGCACCCCCGTTGTCAGACTCAGAGCCTTGCAAACCACCATCCACGGGCTGACGGGGGTCGAGATCCCCCTCCTGGACTTGTCCGAGGCGCTCCTTGAGCACATGACGCACCACAGCATCCGCTTCACTGTCCGGGCGATGCAGTCCTACCACGACCGGCTCCGGAACTGGCGCACCGCGGATCAGGTGATCCTGACCAAGTTCCACGCCATCCGGAAGGACCGCCGGGCCACCTTCGCGGACATCCAGGCCATTTATGAAATCTACCGTGGCATTTGTGAGGCCCAGGGGATCACCCCCATGGGGCTCTACACCTTCCGGGTCCGGGCCTACCAGATCCCCATTCCCCGCCGGCCCATCCCAGCCGGCATTCTGATGGGACCATGAATGAACGAGAAACCGCCACCACCCAATGCCGAGGACCTGCCCGTCGGGACCTTGATCGTCACCCGGCACCAGCCCCGGACCCCCGTCCACGTCCTCGAAGTTATCCCCTATCCCGGCGCATCGGTGGGATTCCTGGTTCGGCACGATGGACCCGGTGTCCCCTGCCTGGACGGTGCGGACGTTCGCATCTGGAAGGCTAAATAATGGCTCCAAAAGAGTTCCTCATCAACGCCGGCCTGATCGCCTTGACCACACTCCTGGGTGGGAGCGCCCTTTGGGCGGTCTTCCGGTATTTTCGAGGCTGAACCATGAGCCACCACGACCGCACCATCTGCCCCCATGACCTTCCCCTCGAGGACTGCCCTTGGTGCGCGCCGGCCCGGGTGGTCCAGCAGGCCCCGCCGCACATCCTGGCCGACCTGGGGGCGGAGGAGGTCTCAGAGGAGCCCCGGGCTGGTCGGATTCTCCCGAACGGCCCCGCCGACACCGACCAGGAGCACGGGCATGTATGAGGTCCTCCCCTTGTCCGGCACCAAGCTGGTGCTCCTGCCGCTGCCCCTGACGGACGCCATGGGCTTCCCCACCTTCCCCCTCTCGGTGGATATCCCTCTCCGGGCCTATCCGGACCGCCCGGGCACCGCCGACCCGGTCGCCCTCCTCCACTGGATCGCCGACATCGCGGAGCGGGATGGGGTGGAGACCATCGGGCTCGGAGGGATCCATGGCTGACGAGAACCCCCTCCTCTTCCGGTTCACAGTGACCGGCCCGGCCGTGATCGACGAGATTACCGCCTTCCTGGAAACCTACTGGGCGCAATCCTTGGAGAAGGATGAGCCGCTCACCGTGGAGATCGCCGCCTGGGACGCCCCCGCCTCCGACGAGGCCATCAAGTTCTACTTCGCCGCGGTGGTGCGGCAGATCGCCGAGCAAGCCTGGGTCCCAAACGATGCAGGAATTCGCCGCCAATACGCCGTCAAAGAATGGCATGAAACTCTTAAAGATATGTTCGGCCTGCGACGGGATCGGCCCTTTGGCCCAAGCGTCCCCATCTCCATTCTCGAATATAAGCGTAAGGAACTCACCAAATACATCCGCGAATGCGAATCCTGGGCCGCCGGCCCGCCGCTCAACATCCGCTTCATCGACAGATCGGAACCCCCCCCATGGCTAGGCCACAAGCACTGATCCCCCCGCCCCTCCCGGCGGATGACCTGAAGACCCTAATGGCGGTCGGCTCCCCCGGCAAGCTCCGCCTGTCCAAGCTGGTCCCGTGGGACGAGAACCCCCGCGACCACGATCCGGCCCAGGTGGAAATGCTGGCCGCCTCCATCCGGACCCACGGCATGGTCCGGCCCATCATGGTCCAGGCCAAGACCAACCGGATCGTCGCCGGGCACGGGACCCGGCTGGCCCTCATGCTCATCGCCGGGGGTGCCGACCCCGAGGTCCCGGTGGTGGTTTGCAAGCTCACGGACGCCCAAGCCCGGTCCTACGCCGTGGCCGACAACCGGCTCTCGGACCTCTCCACCTGGAACCCGGCCCTGCTCCGGGACTCCCTCACCGCCCTTAACGATGGGGCATTCGACTTCGCTTCCATCGGCTTCGACCAGTCCTCCTTGGCCGCCATCTTCAACACCGCCCCCCCCGAGTCCGGGATCCTGCCCGGCCGGGACCCTGACGATGCCCCACCCCTCCCCCCCGTCCCCCAGGCCCGGCTCGGGGACCTCTACCTCATCGGCCGCCACCGGCTGGTCTGTGGGGACTCCACCTCCAAGGATGACGTCTCTCTCCTCATGGCCGGGGTCAAGGCGGACTGCCTGCTGACCGATCCCCCCTACGGCGTGGCCTACAAATCGGATTCCAAGTCCCTCAAGGCCGGGGGCAAAGCCTCCATCAAGAACGACAACCTGGACCCCGAGGTCCTCCAGGACTTCCTGGCCCAAGCCTTCCACGCCGCGGCCTCCGCCCTCGCCCCCCACGCCGGGTGCTACATCTTCTACCCTTCCCGCTACCACCGGGAATTTGAGAACGCCCTGAACCTGTCCGGGTTCGAGGTCCGGGCCCAGATCATCTGGGCGAAGACCCAGGCCAGTTTCGGCTTTGCCCAATACAA